CCCGAGAGGGGGAGCTGTCTTAGACCCAACACATGTGGCTTACACACAACGACACCAGATCATGCCTAGATTCAACCGTACCGATAGAGAGCTTGTTCTTACGAAATACGAACAATTGCCCTTCGCGTGCGGCGGACCGAAGCAGACGTATGGTATGCAGAGTGTGAGGCAAACAGTGTGGGACGTGCGGAGCGTAGAACAACGCCCGTATCCGAGTACCCCGTTGTACCTTAACCTGACATCACAAGCTGAAGCGATTCACCGGACATTCAAGTTCCGGGTCAACGCAGCCGAGACGACGGTGAAAAGTACATGTGCCGGCGAGCCAGCCTCTTGGCCGAAGATCACGTACAGCCGAACGATCCCTACCTCGCCAGCGCTAAACTACGCGCTGACGGATGCGGAGGTCACTCAGGCCATGCGTCTTAAGATCAAGGACAGGATGGTAAATCTCGCTGACACCATAGGGGAGTACAAGGAGTGCATCACGATGGCGGCCGCGCCGTTCAAAGCGATGTATGACGTTGTGATGGATGTTAGAAAGGCCCGAGAGTTAGCCAAGAAGCGGAAAAGCAAACGGATCAAAGTTGGCAAGAACATGTATCGCCGCAAAGCGACCATGGCTCGTCAGCTCCAATTGTTGCCTGCCACTGTGCTGGTCTCGGATTTTGGCCTTTCACCGTCGATAGACCTCTTGGATGAGGTCGTCACGCGCTGGAATGCGCGTCTTTCGCACCCTTTTGTCGTTCGTGTAGATGTCACACGGTCCGATGGGGCCGTGCAAACAATACCGGGCAAGAAGGGGCGACAGAGAGCCGAAGGCTTCTGCTGGAAACGAGGAGTCGGTTATGTGGACCTAAAAAGTCTGAATGATCGGCAATTCACCTCTGGTAATATAGCCGAGGCCCTTTGGGCGGGAATCCCCTTTAGCTTCCTCGTCGACAAGTTTGTTAAAGTCGGCGACTGGCTATCGTCGTTCGACGCCCTCGAGGGCGTGAACTTCTTAGGGGGTACTATCACAACCCGTGTCAGGTACATGCTCACTGACACACGCGTCACGGCCACAGATACGGCTACGACGACGTACACCAACAAGCATGAAGGTCGGGGCTACTATAAGTCCCACAAGCGGACGGTTATAGGGACACTGAGCGTCGGGCGGCCGTACTACAACCCCTACCCAGGGGTCAGAGTATTGCGCGACCTAGTCTCAATCCTTGCCGTCTCCGCACTAGGCCGACGGGCCGAGGCCTTATTCTCAATGGCTAGAGCTCGTTAAACAAAACTCCTGTGGCATTCCGCCACCCCCAGTAGAGGTATCTACACCATGCCTTCCGCTTCAACAATCGTGATTGCGGACTCGACTCCCGCCAACCGTACCTATTCCCCGGTACAGATCTCGCCTTCCTTTTCTATGCTCTTGGATAAGAGCACGGCCCAGACGGCCGAAGGGCAGGCGCAGGTCATCCTGGGTTTCTCACTGGGCTCTGCAAAGCGCCCTACCGATCGGATCGTGGCTCGCCACAATTTCCCGATCGAGCGTGAGGTGGACGGCGTTTGGACGGTCGTTGGCACGGCGCGTTTCATTGGAGAATGGATCGTGCCGACGCTGATGACCCCGACCGAACGGAATCACTTCGAGGCCCTTACCGACAATCTGGTCGGGCATGCCGTGACTGAGGGCTACATCGCTGACCGCGACCCGTTCTACGGGTGATACGTGGTGCGTGCAGTCCTACTGCTCGGTGTGACCACTGGACTCCTTTTGCTTACCCTTGCCTTGACGGAAGGGGACGCGAAGGAGACCGGTAAGTTGGTGAGCGCTTGGTGCGCCACCATAATTGCCTCGGAGATCCCATCTGATGGAACCGACGTCGAACACAGACCTAGAACTGGAGATATGGACAACCCTGCAGCTATGCAGAATCGTTGACTCCCCACGCGCGTTGACTGTATTCCTGCTCATCTCCAACGGTGAGTGGGAACAGTACATGGAACTTACGTGGAACCCGGACCACTACCTCGACCCGTGGCATGGTGCCTTGGATCGGCAGGTATCCGAGATGATGCGCAAGTCCCAAAACGTGCCTCTAGGGATCGACAAGGATGCAGTGGCGAAGGCCGCCTTCTTTACGGCGGAGAACGCATGCTCCCGGACGAACTCGCGACTGGAACGCACGGATTACGTCGACCACCCAAGTTGGTGGCGGCGTGCCGAGCGCAACATAGCGAGGATATTAGGCGAATTGACTGTTGATGACCTCCAAAGGGTTGTTGACGCTGCGCGCCTTGGGCCGGGAAGCGTGTTAGGGTTGTGGAAGGAGGAGTGGGTGCCGTCCGATAAATTCGACATGATGCCCACTGCTTGTGACAGCCTGCTTCCAGTGCTAGAGGGTCTGATGCCCGAAGGGTGGAAAGATTACCGCCCAGAGGTTGAAGTCCTAGAGCACAACAAATGGCTGTCCGTTCTGAAGGATGCGTTGAAGAACCGCGGTATATGCAAGTCCTCGGTGCTGAGCATATTTTACCAGCTCGGCGTTGGAGACTTGTTACGTCAGCGGCTGAGACGCACCGGAATCGACCTTCGTGACCAGGAACGCAACAGAAAGCTTGCGCAACAGGCTTGGAATCTTGGGTTAGCTACCCTCGATTTGGTCCAAGCTAGCGACATGCTCGCGTACCGGGTTCCGGTTCAGTTATTGCCGGATGAGTGGGAACACCTCCTTGCCCTCGGGCGAGAGCGGTTTACCATGATAGATGGCGAGAAAGTTGAGCTGGCGAAGTACTGTGCGATGGGCAACGGTTACACGTTCCCGCTCCAGACTCTGTTGTTCTGGGCGGTCGTCACTGCCGTTGTTCCTGTCGAGCAGCACGAGCTCTGCAGCGTTTATGGGGACGACATCATTTGTCCCCAGTCGTACGCAGCAGAGGTGGTCGATGCTCTGGACTATCTCGGGTTCAGAGTGAACGCAAAGAAGAGCTTCCTGGCAGGAAGTTTCTTCGAATCCTGTGGGACGGACTGGCTTTACGGCCAGAACGTACGCCCGTTCTACCTCCGTCGTGAGTTGGGTAGTGAAAATGCGGTGCCAACACCATACGCACTGCAGATCGCGAACAACTTGCGGATCTGGGGGTCTCGTATAATGGGTCACACCGGTTGCTGGTCTCAGCTGAAAGGTCTATGGAGCAAGCTCATAAGGCAAGTTCCTCGACCCTGGGCTGAGTGCAAAGTGCCGGTTCATTTTGGTGACTCGGGAGTAATAACCTCCTTATGCGAGGCGCGTCCTAAACGCGCACAAGACGGGTTACAAGGTTGGCAAGTCAAAAGCGTCCGACTGACGAGTGTCCTCGTGGACAAGCGTACGCCGGGTGTTTTACTTGCTGCTTTGGCAGGAGCACGCGCCACACCAATAGGAATCAACGATGTAAGGCAGTCAACTCTCGACCCAGGCCTCCAGGTCTGGTTGTGGGAAAATGGCTGCCAAAATGAAGTCGTTGAGAACTCCGGTACGGCCACTAAGGGCATGGAGCCCGTACGTGGACTGTATGGAAAGGTGCGTGTCGGGAAAGCGGTCGCGTTTACGTGGCCGCATGGGTTTGACTGGATCTGACGAAGATTAGACCCGTCAACTTATCCGCCATCCTTGGCGGTGGGGGGCGTATTGCCCAGTAAGTAGACCAGAG